AAAAGATAGACTCAACAATCAACGGTATTGAATAAGTACTAGTAGAAGTTCCAATAGTCACAGGCACTGGGTTCATGAACTGCACAATAATGGATGGTTGAACATAAGTATTGCCGTTAAAAGACGAGTAATCGGTCCAATCACCATAAGCTCGATACTTTTTAAAATCAATAATCTGTTGAAAAGGGTCCAGACGTACTGTAGCACCCTGTGAATTGTCAAAAGTAGCTAGACAATCCATTTGTTGGGCCAAAGTAAAGTACGAATGAGGACCACTATACGCAGTATAACCATCAGATGGTTTCATAGAACCGGCATACATCCGGGACACTGCAACAGTTGTTGATACGGTAACCTGTTCAATCAAGCATTTCGCCCTAATACCAGCGGACACAAAGCGATATTGTTCAGTATAATTGCCTAAACTCGAGTAATTAGCTTGAGCAATGGCATAAGCTGAAATTTGATCGCCATTATTGTCCAAAAGTATAGCTAGCAAAGAATAACTAGCATTACTTATAACAGAGTGCTCTGCATACTGATTGGAACCAATCAGTAAAAACAGTGCAATACCCTGACAGGCAGTAGGGGTTGTAGTTGACACGGTAAATGAAAGACCATTATTAACGGAATAATCCTTCCATGGCATTGACATCTGGGGATCGTTATCAACGATACGACCAGGGACAGCGCATTCAAAGGGATTAGTCACACAATTAATAAAGTCTAGAGTTGACTGAGGATATTTAGATACAATGTTTTTAAACGATTGCATTTTGTATGTTGGCCTTTTCATGCGACTTGCCAAGGTCGAGAACATTATGAAGATATTTTAAAATGACATCAACAGCAGACATATTAAAATCAAAATTTTTAACGTAAACACGATCACTAGAATCATGATACTTATGACATTTTGACCTGTCATGCTCCTCTGTCTTTTTACACTTCATTATACGCAATGATAATTTGTTTTTAAGGAAAACCAAATCTTTGTTTGTCTTGACGTTCATTAAAAGAGTTGTCAACTGTTGTGAGTATTTAT